CACGTAATATACCCCGTGCGAAAAAATCAAGGGGGGGTATAAGCATCGTATTTGTAGGAGCATCTTACAAATATTCTACCTATTGGCGAACCCTTGAACGTTGCCACCATGAGGAGGAGTAACAACCGCCATTTATTTATTCTTTTTCTTATTAGTCTGATTAATTACCAGACTGCTCTTCTCTTTAGACGTTGTACCTAAAGGATTTATTTCTGTTATCTTGTTTTCATTTGCCATATATTTGCCGATTCTATCCTTTGCACCAGATAGAACATCATTAAGGTTGATAGTTGCATGGACATTTTCGACTCGGTCTTTCCATGTCTTCGCATCTTGATTCTTTAAGTAGAATATCTGGGCGGTAACGTTGCCATCAGTGGCGGAAGTGAACAGGGAATTTGTAACTTGGGCAAGTCCTTTAGCCTTTCCCCTTTTTATAGTCTCCTCAAATTCCGCAGATCGTTTTCTGTTGCGGTCTATAGTTGACCATGAAACGCCCAAAGCACGGGCAATTTGAGTAGTTCCTAGTCCTCTTGATGCTAAGGTTCTCTACTTGCTCTAAATCAATATTAATTCTTTTTCTACCTACTTTTTTCATAGGTTTATTGTCTTTTTTGGGTGTTTTTTGCTCCATAACTGATTTTTTTTATTGCTCCTTAAACCCCTATAATACAGCATTCTTCACTTAAACACTAAGATTTATAAAATAAGTGTTTGATATATAAGTATATTTGTGTAACAATTCATACAGTTGAGAACAATTAATTACTTTAGGAGGTAACAAAATGACAAACACAGCGACACAACCAACATGTGCGGAACTAGTAAAAGATCAGTTCAACCAAGTTGAGCAAGAATACAAAAAGGCGGAGCAATACTTTAATGACTATGACAACGCCACAGAAGGCGAACAGATAGCCATGAAGGTTATTGATAAACACAAAGGCGACTATTTACAAGAATATGAAGATTTATTTGATTATGTAAACCAAACCGCTTTATCTTGGGATTATGTGGAGGCAGAAGGCAAAGATAACCCCGCATATTATAGACTTCAACTCTCATGGGGTGGGCCTTCTGATGAGTTCAGAATTTATACTATAGGCGACACATTAGAAATAGATGTTATTGATTACCATTATATGGATTGGTTTGATGGTGCTTCTATTCCTGTTTCTTATAAAACTTTATCTTGGGATGTATGCCAGATGTTTCTTGATTGTGAGGTGGGTTAACATGACACTAACTAAAAAAGAGTTAAGTGTTTTATGTAGTGTTTTAAATGGTGTTAATTCTACAGCATCAACACATAGACCATTTAACAAAAAATATGGAATAGAAGAACACATCAACGAACATCTAAATTATAGAGAGATTGATTCATTGCATACGAAACTATGCAACCAATTAAAAGAGGTAAACCATGACATTTAAACAACTAATAACCAAACTAACAGAGAAGCCACGCAACAGAAAAGCGTGGCACGGCTCATATCTTATTAACCATTTCTTAAAAAACTAGAGGGAATTATGAATAACTTATTATGTGATAACTGTACCTCTAGCAATATAGAGTTAATAAAAGATAAAGATAATGAAATGGATTGTTATTGTAATGATTGTAATACAGAACAGTATGTTGTTTCAGAATGGTGGATTGATAGAAATATACAAGGAGCAAACACAATGAAGACAGTACAAGTAACATTAAACGTAAAAGTTGACACAGCGGATGACTTAGTTTGTCCAAGTGGCGACCACTTAAAAGAAAATTGTGTTTTAAATGCAATAGAATCTGATTTTTTTCTGGATGATGTACAAGTTCTAAATGTACAGGAGGTGACGCAATGAACAAAGAACAAGCACTTGATCTATTGTGTAATGCCGTGGGTTGTTATGTGGAAGACTGCATATCAACAGCACCAAAAAGCGAAACTAATGATATTTGGAAGGCTTTCGGAATAGTTGAAGATGAGGTTTTAAAATCAATACATACTGAGGATGCCACACAATGAACAACGGATTTATATTAGCTTGGACAGAAAAGGAAAAAGATTGGAATGCAGGTGGTGAGAAACTTACAGACCATTATTCATATTATTCAACCAAAGAGAATGCAAATACAGCATATAAAAGATTGCTTGATATAGAAGATGTTTATTCAGCATCAATATGCAATATTGTTGAATCTACAGATTACACAGGAGCAAACCAATGAGCAGACTAATAACAATCAAAGCATACGAGTATGCAGAACTTAACGACAAGGCAAAAGACAACTTTATAAATAAAATGTGGGACACGCCTTTTGAATATGAAGATGAAGATGAGGAAGGCAATACAATTATTAAATATGATTATTTCGGAGAATGGGATTTAGAAGACCAAATAGAACATTGTGAAATGAATCATAATATTTTTAATAAGTATGGAGAACTTGTCGGACATTTAGAGGAGGAGCAAGGATGAATGACTGGATAACAGAACAAGAACTTGAAACAGCTAAAACCATGGCTTCTAAAATATTTCAAGATTTTAATAGAGTCTATTGCTATCAAGAGGGTGAACAAACATGGACAGAGATTGATATAAACGGAAAGTTTTTTGATGTTGAGTGCTTTGATGATGACATGGATAAACCAAGAACTGACACATATTGCTCTATATATCCTGTATACCCTACAGAATGCGGAACATGGAGAGAAACAGAAGGTTCAAAATGGATGCGATTATTTACAAACAAGGAGCAAGACAATGATTAACTGTATAGAAATTTTAATCGTGCTTTCATTCATGGCTTTTTGCCTACATGGAGCATATCTAATAATTACCAAAGAGGATGAAGACAAATGAAAACAAAAATACTAAAAAACAAAACAACTATAGAAATGACCAACAGCGAATATGATGATCTATTTAAGTTTATAAATAAACTTGATAGCACATTACAGACCCTACATGAAACTAATGATTTATGGATATCTGATGTACACAATTTAGATTCTTTAAAATATGAATTGGTTAAGATGTTGGACGCTGAATGGAATACAGATTCTTATAGATATATAAAAAGAGGTAGCTAATAATGAAAATAGAATTATTAGGTGACTGTTGAACAGTCATACGAGGTAACAGCAGAAACTATAGACCAAGCAAAAGATCAGATAAGTAAACTTTGGAAAAAGGAATTTAATTTGTCCTTTAACTGATGACCAAATACAAATTATTAACACTAACGAGGAATAACCTAATAATGAAAATAGATAGAAGAACAATACCAAAGCATTTAAGAGGTCTAAGAGATGACCAATTGCAATTATTAATTTTACTATTTACGGCTAAATTATGAAACAAGACATGAAATACTTAAAACGAAAGTACCCAGAACTTTCAAGAATCACCGCTAAATTTAGCAATGATAAAGATGACAATATGCGTAGAGTTAAGGTGATGATGTCAACTAAAGACCATGAATTATATTTAAAATTAACAAGTTCTAAATAATGACACTACAAACTTACAAGGAGGTAAACAAAAAGTGAAGACTTATATTGTGAATTTAAATACACAACTAAGAATAAAGGCTAAGAACCAAAAAGAAGTAAAGCAAATAATTAAATCTTTAAATAGTCCACATCAAATAAAACAAAAAATATTGATAAAAGAAATTAATACATTTTGTAACCATTGCGGGAAAGAAATGAAAGATAGAACACAAAGAGCTGAGTATTGCAGTAGTGCATGTAGATCAGCAGTTCATTACGCTAAGAATAGGAGCAACCCAAAAAGAAATAAATTACAAAATAAAATACCAGGAATTATTAAAACAATCTAAGGAGCAAACAATTGAAAACGCGTGATCAAATAGAAGTAGAAAACTTCTCACCACATATGGCTAAAATATACAAAGATGAATTAGTTAAAATTAGAAAATGGTTAAAAAACTTGTCCAATAGATTATTTTGAATCTTTACTCAAAAGCGGACAACTTACTGTATCATTTGAATTAAGCGATTATATAGATTAACCGATCAGAAAGCCTTGGAGGGTGATATTATCAACTCCCCCTAAAGTAGTCACCCTTCTTGGCTTTCCTCTAACATCACACCCAAACCAACAAACAAAAAATGCTTATGTTGCACTCCTGCTTTTAGGCTTCGCAATACTTTCTTCTCTCCATCAATAGCACACCATATAATATTTAAATCCATCAAATTCTGAATACCTTTACTAACTGTATGCCTATGCATACCAATCATTAACGCCAAGTAGCTAACCGCATCATGGCTAGAATAGTCTTGTGCTGAATACCTTTCGCAAAGTGCATACAATACCAACTTCTCCCGACTCTTAATATCAGTTCTCCCCAACTGCTTCTTGTACCACTTCCAGACAACCTGTTTCAGCTTGGCATAGCTCTTATACTTCATTGCTACCCCAAACTTTATTAACCCACTCCTCTCTGGCTTCTCAATTGCTTCTATGACCAACCACCATTTTTGTTCTTTCAACTAACTAACCGCCTTAAGACTAAAATCCCTATTTGTATAATACTGATTAACCAACAACATTGGCTCTTTGCAAATCCTATATACTCGTTTCCTTTTATCCTTCCCCTTCTCCTTGCACATATATTCCCTTGCAACAAAATCATCTAACACTGTTGCTATCGTTGACCGACTCCCCATGCTTCCAGGCAATAGCTTCACTATTGCTTCAAAGTTAATGCTTTTGCTACTCGCATTAGCAATAGCAACCTCTAAAACTAAAACATAATGTAAAGGATCAGACCACCAGAACGACATAAATCCTCTCTTCCTTCTATTCCTATGGAATTCATCTCTTGCTTCTGTCATTCTTGCTTCTAACTGCTTCATGTATGTTTCCTTTTGTTGCATTGCATTTAGTTATTAACCTAACAATTACAACCCAACTTTATGAGTAAATATTACTGATACTTTTACCCACCGAGAGATGAGCCTAAAGGCTCACTCTCTCTATTAGTCTAGTCTAGGATATTTGACCATATGGGTACCCAATCATTGACCATACGTATACCCTTGTATTGACCATACGGGTACCCAATCACTTTTGCTTTGGTTTATCTTTTTTAGGTTCTTTTTTCTCTTTCTTTTTACCAAATGCTAACTCCCAACGATCAGCAAAAGTTTTTTTATCAATCTGCATTGGTCTTCTATCGCTTCCCTTTCCATTCATTATTTAATCTCCTCTTTTTTTTGGTGATATACAATAACTAGGGCATCACATTTAGGGCAAGATAGATTAGTTACAATTTCATAATCTTCATTGTCATAATCTTCGCCTGTATGATCGCCACCCCAAATTAATTGTTCGTTACATTGCCAACATTTCAATTTCCCTTCTCCTTAGTCCCATTCAAAGGACTTTTTATTTTCATCTAAAATTTCTAAAACCGCACCCTTCCTGAAAAGAGTCTTAATACTTGTGTCACATTTAAAGTTGCTCTTAACAACTGCACCCTTAACAACCTTCATTGGATCAAAGTCTTCACCTTGCTCAAAACAAACCTTTTCAGCTTCATCTTTACCCGCATTAAAGACAACAATTCCTTGTCTGCTTCCATCAATTATGCTTGAAGCTCCTCTGATATTTTGTCTCATTTTTGTTAATGATTGGTCTTCGCCTTCATTTAATGCTTGCTTGCTCATGTGATGCATTGAAATGCAGGTAATACCAAGTTGAGCAGATATACCCGCAGTAAATGTTGACCACAATTGCCCTGCTTCATTAGAGCTACTGATTGGCATTGATGATCCAATAAATGCCTGGATAGGATCAAAGATAACTAACTTTAAATTCTTTAAGGATTTTAACTCTTCAACCAATTCGTTTGCACGTTGGGAAAGTTCATCATCTTTTAATAGTATTAATGGTTTACCACTGTCGGCAACTGTATAAATAAATACATCATATAAAGAATCAAATCGCTTACCCGTTTTATCTATCTCAGATATCCTTCTCCAAACTTCGCTGTGACTGTCTTCCGCAGAAATAATAAGTGCATCACCTCTACCAAGAACTGTTTTACCTAACCAACTGCCACCATTGGCCACTTTCATGGCCAGATCAATACCAAGAAATGATTTACCGATACCACCTACACCCGCCAATACTGAATTAATACCAAGAGGAATTAAATCATCAACTAACCATTCAATAGGTGGCGGACTTCCAACCAAGTTACGGATTGCATAATTTCTTAAACCGAAAGCATGTTCAGTTAATTCAGTTTTAACCTGTTCTAATCCTTTAGCTAAATGCAGATCATTAAAATCACCTGTAATGCTTGGTAGTCTGGAAACACAATTGCTAACTGCATTAACTACCTCGTTAGCATTTTTCTCACCAATACCAGACGTATCGTTATCAAGTGCAATAACAAACTTAGCACCCGTTACCTTACGCAACCTAACACTCGCTGTTAAACAGAAATTAGCAGAGAAGACCACCGCAACAGGTAATCCTGTAGCTTCAAATATAGAGCTTCCTGTAGCGTATCCCTCGCATAAAATTAGGGTATCAAGATAGGGCAATTCAGTTGCTTCACAACCAATTAAAAATACATTGCCTTTAATCTCGCCACCACCGACAAACTTTTTACTGCCATCTGGAAAGATATATTGGAGGGACTTTATATCGTTTACTAATATACCGTTATCACTTTTGGTGATAGAATGCACGGGAATCAATAGGTTTCCATTGATTGTTTTTAAACCATAGCTTTTAACCTTTTTATCATTTAAATAATTATGATCCGTCACTTTATTCGCACTAGCAAACTTTTCTTTGGCATATATGGAAACCTCTTCTTGCTTCTTAGCCTTAGCTTCCTCTCGCCTTTTTTGACTTTCCTCCAACTTAGTCTGCATTAATCGTTTTTGTTCAGCAGACATCTCGTTAGGATTATAAGAAGTAAACTTCCACTCCTGGGACGTTCTCCAATTACCGTAAATACAAATAAAATTATTGTCTAATTGATTGTACGCATAGTAACCAGATCGTTCATTTGATTTATCGGGTCTTGAATTTGCAGTAGCACTAACGCTAACTCTAACTAGATTGCCTGTAGTATCTAAAAAATCTACAAGCAAACCATTAGAACGCATCTCACTAATAAGATCGCCATTAGATTTACTGGTACTTGTAAAAGCAAAGTTCTTGTCTATTACTAAACCTTGCTCACCATAAAATTGTGTTAAATCAGTCATCAGCCTGTGCCTTAGAATTGTTTAAATAGCTAGACACAAGCCTTCGGACAAAATTTATTCTGTCTTCCTTACTCCATTCATGCAGAACGTAAGATTTATTTTTTTTGGAAGCCTCTATGTATTTAGATTTGCTTTCCGATAATGCGACAGATAACAACTCCTCGTTGATCTGTGCAAAGTTTTTGATATGCTCCATTTTTTTGTTTTCCCCGATAAGTTTAAGATGTTTGTAACTACAAGCTCCTTTAATCTTGCCATTACGAATATGAAGTAAAGGAGAAGCCAAGCCATGACAGTATGAACATAAGCTCGGCCTCCGATACATGAGATCATCTTGTCTAAAAAGGAAGGTCGTCTTCGTCATCTACGCCACTAGGAAACATCTCTTCTTTTGGTAGTTCCTCTTTTGGATTTAAGTTGTTAGCACTTGCTCCAACTGGCATCCAAGTCTTACCATAGTCTTCGTTTATTTCTAAGTAGCCTCTCTCATTGACAACAAGTTCAGCTTCGACTCTTTTACCAGCCAATTCATCAGTGTCTTTCATTGATCCGACACCCATTGCATTAAGCATTAAGGATAGTGATTGTTGTCCAATTTCTACATTTTTTTCACTATTAGGATTAACCATAGCAAACAAACTGTTTACTCTTATAGCTTCTCCAACAACGTCAAAATGTATAACCAAACCCTGATAACCCTTTTCATTCATTCTCATCTCTGAGTGCGAATATTTAAGGTCGTACCTTCCAGGTTTTACTCTTGCGCCTCCACCAGAACTTTCTGCTCCAGCTTCAAATTTATCCATACCAAATTCTGCTAATTTCATATTATTACCTCCGTAAAAAAATTAACTATTAATGTTTAACCAGGATCATACTCTTCGTAATCACTGGCTCTATCAATCTCTTCTTTAAGGGCATCAACAACGTCTGTTAAAACTCTGTTTGCACCTAACGGGAGAATATGATCGTCATCTCCGTTACTTTCGCTCACCTCTTCAACTAAAATTTTAGCTTTAGTTAAATAGTAGATTGCTTTTTCTTGGTCAGTAATCATTTCTTAGCGATTAGCTTTCCAATCTCAGCCCAAGTTTTCTCAGCTCTAACAATGAAGTCATCACCTTCGTCAATCACTTGTATCTCTTCTGGTAAACCGTATCTGTTTTTAGCTACACATGCAGGTGACTCAGTAGTAACTAAGACTCTTCCAGACTGAACAGTTTTACTTGTTAATCCTTTATTGCCTTGTACTTTTACTGTTCCTTTTTTGTAGTTTAAAAACAAACACATATCACTTGCTTCTAACACTAAGGCTGAAGCTGCTTTGTGTAGTTTAAGCTCATGCCTGTCGTAAGACTCTGTGCTTGGATCGTGAAACGCTTTGATTTGGTTATGTGCAATTAACACTACTCGCATTTTCTTTTCGTTTCTTAATGTATTAACTAGGTCAAGGACTTCTCTCCAATACTTAAGTGCTTCGTTGTAACCACGCCCATATCCAAATGACTCAATGGAGGCTTGTTTATGCACCTCGCAAGTTTTTGTATGTATTAAAGGCTCTAACCAATCTAATGAGTCAATAACTAATGTGTTGTACTCAAGATCAGAATCAACTAAGAATTTAAGATAGCCAAAAAAAGTATCGTAATCCTTTGCTAATTTAAAATGCGGTATTTCTCTATTTTTAGTAAGAATACCTAGTCCCTCTTCAGTTTGAAGAACAATTGGATTTTTACTACCAACAGCAAGTGTTGTTTTACCTAGACCAGAAGGGCCATAGATAATTGTTATTGACGGTTTAGCTTTTGCTTTTGTTAATATTGCATCTAAAGACATTATTTACCTGCCTTGTCAGCACCTTCAATTACAATTGGTTTCTTGTAAGGTGGCAAAACATCTTCTAATTCCTTTACTGAATTTTCAATACACCTTCTAAGAGTTTCCATGTGATGAACAGTTTTAGTTGCTTCTACATAAGCAGGTTCAAGCTGTTCTTGCGCTTTTAAGTCTTGACTAATCTGCTGAACTATAGGTCTATTCAAATCAGTTAAGTCTTTCTCAAATATCTCTCTTGGGTTTCCATCTTTATCTTGGAAACTTAAAAGAGGTTGCTCTTTTTTATTATCTACCATTATAAATCCTCCTTTGGATTGTTATATGTTTCGCAAACTTCTTTGTGTGAACAGAATTTGCACCAATTACCAGCATTAAAGCTAGGCTCATCACCCAATGCTTCATCACAAGCTGGTTTCAGAATATTCAAACCCCAATCTGCAAGATCGACAGCTTGAATATCCCAAGTTCTTATTTGCCCATCTTTATGAAAGGCTCTTTTGTTTGGTTGTATGATTGTCATTTCAATCACAGTATCTTCGTTTCCCCATCTAGCCAGACATGCTAATGAGTAAGTCATTAACTGCTCATTCATCACTACATCTACAGGCCAAGCACCAGACTTTAAATCTGCTACTACCATTCTATTGCTTTCACCTAAGATGACTGCATCAGCAGTTCCCCATAGATCATCACTAATCTCTGGAGCATTTACTTTTTCTTCTATTAATAATTTACCGTTAAGTTCTTCTGTTCGCTGATTAATATAATCAACATAGATTTCAGCTATAGCAATATCATCTTTAGTAATGTCAAAACTAAAACCATCTACATCAACAGTTCTACCAAGGTAGTAATCAGCTAATGTAATGCCATCTAATCTATTCTTAAGTAGAGCTTCACACATTTCGTGAACCGCAGTACCTCTAGCCGCAGCTATACTTCCTCTTCGTTCCGCCACAGCATTAATCTTAGCTGAAGCAGGACATCTTATAATTCTGTTTATACTACTCGGTGCTAATATCGCGTGTGCCAATGTTGTACTCCTCTCTTGCTATTGCCGCCCAAAGTTCTGGACTGATAATTGAAGCAATGTTTACATCTTCAACTGGAAAAAAATCTTTCTCGCTAGAATATGGACATGGTATCGCTACCTTCCAATCTGCTCTGTCTTGTCTGAACCAAAGACATGGTAATAAATCTACTTTCTTTGCCTGTCTGACTGTTTGATCCCACCAGTTTTTAATATCTGATTGTGTGATTGCTTTACGTCTTTTAACTTCTATTGCGTAAGGCATGTAGCCATTAGGAGATATAAGATCGTGACCGCCACCAAAAGTCTGAGCATAATTAACTTCTAGCTCTATGCCTAAAAGTTCTTTAATTTCATCTATGACTTCGCGCTCACCTCTACGCCCTTTGTTTCGTGCGTTGACCAAACTACTCTCCAGATACGTCTGATTTATTTTCTATTTCTACTATGTCGCTAAGACGATATAAAACTTTGCCACCAATCTTTATATAAGTTGGGCCTTTTCCTTTTGTTCTCCAGTTCTCTAATGTTCTATGAGAACGTAACCATCTTTTTGCTAGTTCTTTTTGGTCTAAAAATATTTTTTCTTCCATGTTGTTACCTATTACTTCGTGATTATGTTATTCTACTCTAAGTAAATTTAATAAAGCAAGTAACTGACAAGAAATAATAGAAATATTATTCAGATTAAATCTTCAGAAAAAATTTACAGAAAATTTATCAATAACATTTACGCATTAATAAGGAGGTAAAAATGAGTATAGATAAAGTTACAAGAGAGGAGTGGGATAAATTGGAAGAATTAAAAAAAACCAACAAGGTAGACATGGTAAACAAACCACCGCATTACCAAGGCAAGATAGAATGTATTGATCTGATAAAAGATAGAGTTGGTTCTAATAACTTTCCAGCTTACTTAGAAGGTAACATCTGGAAATATTTATTTAGACATAAAAATAAAGACAGCAACATTGAATGCTTGGAGAAAGCACAATGGTATTTAAACGCTTTAATTAAACACTACGAAGAACTTTAATTAGACATCATTATCTTCTGCATATAGTTACCGACATTCTGCATTTCTTCGGTGGCTATATGCTCTCTAGTTTTACGGTAACGCTCAGTAGCCTTAATGCTTTTATGTCCCATAAGAGTCTTCACATCTTCAATCTTCATTTGCTCACCTGCCATAGTACCAAAGTTATGTCTTAGATCGTGGAACGTCACATCTGGACATCCAGCAGCTTTTCTAATTTTGTTCCAAGTATGGAACGGATATTTAACACCAAGTATTGTTTCGCTGTTTCTATCGCAAGAGTTAATGATTGCCATAGCTTGATTGTTTAGATGTATTACTCTTGGCTTACCTTGGTAGTCTGTCTTATGTTCTTCTAAGACTAATTTATTACCATCAAGATCAGACCACTTAGCACTACCAATCTCGCTAACACATCTACCACCAGTCAAGATACATAACCTTATATACTTGATAGAATTTAAGTGTCGCTCATGCGTTTGTGACTCTATGATATTGATCTGCTTATTTATTTCAGCAAACTCTTTGTCTGTTAAAGGCCTATCACGTTGCATCTCAGGGTTCTTTTTAACGTACTTTGCAGGGTTATACTTAACTAAAGACAATCTAATGCTGTTCTCAAACACAGAACTAATCAATTGCACCACCCTATTGGCTTGATACTTAGCTCTTTTACTTACAGCAATATGTAGCTTAGTTATATCACCAGTCTCAACGCTTTCTAGTTTCATCTTACCTAAAGTATTCTTAACATCTCTATCCCACATACGTCTTGGCTCACCATCTATCTTGCCATCCTTCATCTCAACGCACTTCTTATTATTGTTGAACAAGTCTTCTAGCTTTAACTCAAACGCCTGGTTTAAGGTATAAGCATCAGCTTCTACTTTCTTTGCTTCTAATGGATCAATGCCTTGAGCTACTTCACCAAGTATTTTTTGTGCTTTGTTTCTTGCAACACCAATAAGAATATCTGTGTTGGCTAACTTCATAACTCTTCGTCTACCATCTATCCGATAGTACACATAATATCCTGTTGGATAAATTCTAAGACCTTTCACTTTTGTATCAGTCTGGTATTGCGCCATGCTTTCCTCCATTTGCCATCCATTTGCCAAAATCAGCAGTATTGATGTGATTGTTTACCTATTAACGAGTAAATTATAAATTGAATCTTGTAAAGAAAACAAGGGTTTTTAGTAAAAAAAAGTAATGATGTGAAATTGTGTGATGGCTTGTAAACATAGTGCGCTACCAGGCTGCGCTACTCCCCGAACAGTTAAATAACCGCTAATTTCTGGGGTTTTTCAAGAGGTATGTCATGGACTGATATGCCTATTTGCCGCCCATTTGCCGAAATTATTGCATCCATAGCCTCTCTAAAACTCTCTATTGAATTAACAGCTTTCATGGGTTCGTCATGTACAGAATATTGTAGGTATTTGCAATTGTTAAAAGGTAGGAAGTAAACATTCTGGTATTTAAGATTAACCAAGGCGAATATATCAATGGTGTTTTCTTTGTACTCTCTTGACTTGCTGTGCGATCCTTTTCGTAAATCAAACCGCCAACTGTTTCTAGCTTTTTCTATATGGGTAACTGTCTTGACTTGACAGCGATACATTTGGTTATCGTATTCAAAGATTATGTCAGCGTTAGCACCATGAGGCATAACTGTTACAGTATCGGTTTCCCTTGCTATCACCGAGCAAGTTAGGTATTCGCCACTCCTACCTATTCTCTCCGTTGCTCGTGTCATGTTGGGACATGTTAGTTTAAAAGGTCATTTAACAATTCTGTTCCTTGTGGCACGGATGATCTTATAGCACTTCTATTAGCTGTGTTTTGTAATAAATTATTTATATATTCATCTCTTTGAGCTTGAGTCATTGCTTGAAATATTTGTTGCTGCCTATTAGGATTTTGATTTAAAAATACATCTAACAAAGCATTTCTCTGTTTTCCTTCTGGGTCAAAAATTGCATCTCTTACTCTGCTAACTGTAGCCTCTTGACCTCTTAAACCAGCAGAACTTCCTGGGTCTCTTAAACCAACAATAGCATCTGTCAAAGCTGTAAGCCTATCACCAGCATCGGTAAGTTTTTCAGCCGAGTTTGAACCACCAAGAACTGTTTGTGCTGTTTGAGCAATCTTACTCTCTCTTATTAATCTTCTTAAAAAAACTTCTTTGGCTTCTTCATTTCCAACAAATAATATATCTATTTTATTTCTTACATTAGGTGAGTTTAATAATTTTTTTGCTAAATCTATATTATCTCCAATACTATTTATTTCATCTGTAAGTTCTTTAAATACACCAAGTCTAAAGGCATCTCTTTCTGCTTCATTTTTAAGATTCCCAAATGCTGTTTTAAAAAACTTAGATTTAACAGACTGTTTTTGTAATTTTGGAGCTAATTCATAGGCCTTTATTAAAGAAAATCTATCTGAAGCATTATTTAAAACAGTAACATACTCATCACCGCCAACAGAACCTTTTAATAAATTTCTAAAGTTATTAGCAATTTTTTGTCTATTGTTTGCAGCAGCAGAAGTTATTTTTTCTGAACCAACACTAGAAGTTTTCAAATTATAAGTTTTGCTGTCAGCAGCTCTTTTAATTAAATCTAAAAATTCTAATGGTAGGTTTTTTGTTACCCCAACTATTTTTCCATCTTCTTTTACAAATAAATTTTTAAAATCTGGTATATCTATAGGACTTCTTTTGTCTGCACTAAGTTTTTCTAAAAACTCTACTTTAGCTTCTTTATATGCTTTTTGTAAAATTGGCTGTTCTAAATATTTATATAGTTCTAAATTATCAACTGCTATATTTTTATCAAACGCTTGTTTATACAAAGGGCCTAAATTTTTTTGTGCAGCTTCTTCAATTTCTTTTATACCATCTTGTAGATTTATGCCTTTAGTTTCAATCGTTCTATCAGAAGCTCCCTCTACAGACTTTGCAACCCTGGTTGATTGTATGTTAGAAGTATTACCCTTAATCATATCTGTGGCTTTACCCTCTACACTACCAGATCCTCTTTCTGTTAAGGTATCTGAAATTCTTGAGCCTGGAGTATTAATATTTAATCCTCTTAACTTTCTTTTTACAGCAACTCCACCATAGTCAGCTAATATTTCTACTGGAGTAATTCCCTCTAACTTATCCGCTGAAATATTTTTTTGTATTTGTTGAATTACTGTATTTGCATCTATTTCATCTCTTGAAAAAGCATCACTAATATTTCTAACTGCCATAAGTTCTTCTTTTGTAAAGATAGGTGAGCTAGATGTAAATTTTTTATAAGTTTTTGTAATGGGGTCGTATATTACTTTTTTACCACCAGCTATACTTAAAGGTATTGCAGTTCCAAGAATTCCACCAACAACACCACCAGTTGCGGCTCCAGCTGCTTTGTCTTTAACGGTTCCAAGTAGAGTATCTGAATCAGACTCATTATAAGCAGCTCCACCAAACAATCCTTGAGCGCCGCCCATTTTAAAACCTTCGAAAGTTTTTTGTGTTAATGTTGAGCCTGGCTTTGTTATACCACCAGCTAATAGCCTAGAACTGTCTAATACATTTTTTGTTTTTGCCGCAAGAGGAACTAGCCTTGCACTTGTGGCTGCTGTAGTTGCTCCCAAAGACGTACCACCAGTAAAAGGTGCTAGTAAAGCTGAAGCTGCGATTGGTGCTGCTGAACCAACAATATTGGCTGTAAGTGCTGCCCCTGGATATTGGTTTTGAAACTCTTTGTAGTCTTTTTGTTTTTTATCAACTCTTCTTTTAAAAGAGTCTCCAAATTCTTGGTCTGTAAAAATTGTTTTTGGTAAATTTACTAATTCAGAAAAAGCACCACCAATTTCATCTGAAGACCCTATGGTTAAACCTTGAACACCTTGGTCTATTAAACCTTGGGCATATTTAAGGTTTGACATAGGAGCAACATTTGTATTTTTAATCTTTGCTGCTTGTTTTAATATTTTTTGTTGATCTGCTTTAGACAACTCTTCATAATTATCAGGTACTTGCAAATCCCCATACTGATCTGATCTAAATGTTTTACTCATTATTCAACTATCGTCCCTGTAATTTCTTTAGTAAAATCCGAAGGTTCTACTTGTCCAAGATTTATACCTGATGTGTCTATTATATAACCAGAATAAATTAAATTTGGATCTAAACCTAAAGCATCGTATGCAACCTCTGATCCTTTGAGGTAATCATTATATCCTTTAAGAGTTAACCTGGTAGCTTCAGCAGAGATATTACGCAACTGTGCTTTCACTTCATCAGTCATTCCATCTCCCTTTGTTTTTTCAAGATTTTGTCGTACGTTTTCTAAGAATCCTTGCATTTCTTGGAATGTATTGACCTCTTCAGATTTTACAACTGATCCGTCTAAATTCCTTAGATAAAATACTAAAGCAGTATAAGCTCCTGTTCCAGTATCAGAGTTTAGTGCGGTATCTAATTTTTGAAAATTTTGCAAATTTTGGTTTACAGGAGTATATTGTTTTTCTACAACCTTTCTTTCACTCAAAATATCTTTTGAATAATCTTTTGCTGTTTGAGCCTTACCCATTTCTAAAAACTTTCTAGCCTCTTCGTTATATCCTTTATTTAGATATCCCATACCTAGAGCTTGGTAGTATTCTCTATTACTGCCATAGTCCTTTATATTTATGCCTTGAGCAACGCTGTTGAAATTTTGTTTTTTTATTCTTTGATTTTCTAATGCGTCTAATCTTAATTTTTCTGCGTATGCAGCTTCATCACCCATCATTTCTGCAAATTGTAACAAGTTTTCATTATCGCCAAAATAATCTCTTCTTCGCATATCTTGCTGTGCTTTCAACTGCCTAGCTTCTTGGTCTGCTTTTCTTTGTGCTAGTCTGTTAGCAAACATCATAGACTGTTGCGAGTTGCCAGATTGGTTTGCATTAACCATACGAAGCGTATCAGCAAAGTTTCTTAACTTCATTGATTTTTCGGCTCTTGCTCTCTCTTCCTCTTCTAGTTTTTTTTGTTCGTTGATAGGTGATATGTTTATAATTGGATCATCTATGTTATTTGGTTTTGCCTTAAGCAAACTAAACGGATTGTTAAACTCTGATATTGTCATTATTATATGTTTTTAATTGTGTCGTAGATATCAACCGCATCACCTATTCTTCCAAATGTGCCTTGTTTATTAGATGTAGAATCTATTTGTCCTGGTGTCATACCAAATACAGCACCAGATAATAAACCTAACTGTTGTGGGCCATAATTTATGCCTCTCATAAACTCGCCATAGTTTGAATCTAGTCCAGCTTGTCCTAGTCTCTGCTGTTGGCTTCCAATACCAGATAGTAAACCTAATCCTCTGTATTGATCTGCTAATTGATTACCAAATAAACCAGCTCTGAAGTTTCTGTCGCCCATTGCTAGGTTTGCTGCATTGTTAAATCCAGACTGTCTTAAGTTACCAGCAGTTCTACCTGCTACATCTGCAAATTTTTTGTTTGTTTCTGATTCAAGCAATGCTGAACGAGAACCACCAAAAGCACCTCTGCCTATTGCTGCATCTTGATCGCTTTGTATTTGCATCTGTCTTGCATCATTAAGATCGCCAAGCGTGTTATTAATAACTTGTTCGTTATAAGGATTCTGAAATTGTTGTATGTTAAGTGGGCCTTGAGCTAAGTTGTTTAGTTGTCCTGTAGGATCATAACCAAGTGATCTACCAAACATGTTTCTTGTTGCATCAAAACCAGCTAGTTGGTCTGGATTAAATCCAGCTACTCTAGCACCTGTGTATGGTGTAAATGGTTGACCTGCTACGCCTTTAGCTCTGTTATATAAATCGTCATAACGAGCTGAGTTGCTGGATCAACTGTAGAGGTTGTGTTGTCTTTTATCACCGCTACCTTTTGATAGCTCCGTACAGCGGTAGCTGCGGTGGCTAATGCTGTATGGTAATGCTGATGCCATATTATTTCCTATAAGTCCTTACTAATTAAATATTCTTGTTTAAATCCTAGGTGCTTAACTTTTCTTAACCAACCCTTACGACCACTACCAGTTATCTTGTTAATGCCGATTGACCTGGCGTACTTCTCTATTGATTTAAACATTTCTTCTACTTCTTCATAATCTCCAGCTATACAAAGAATATGTAAGACATTTTTCTTGGGGAAAACTACGAACTCTGTAATTATAACTGTTTGTTTTCCACCCCAAATTGAGGCTATTCCATTTTCTATTTTATACTTAACATCATCAATTGTATAGGAATCTGTGTAGCCAATAGCCTTTTCAATTAAGTCTTTATATTTATCAAACTCTAGCTCCCAGTCTTCTTTAGACTGTTGCTGTGGCGGAGATTGTTCCGTTGTCTGCGATACTAAGTTTATATTTTGTTCCATTTGGACTCACTAATACGAGTTCAGTAGCATCTACACCACTAACCTCTATTCTTTCACCTTTCTTAAATGATAACCCATCTCTGTACTCTATTTCAGAAATCAGATAGTTTTGATAATCTGTATCTAATACTGGCCCTGGTCTTCTTAATGCCTTTCGTGCCATTACCTACGACCTCTTTTTTTAACATCTAGTCGTATATTACCAACTTTAAATAACTGGTCTGTGTCGCCTGTTATTTTCATCTTAACTTGTCTTGCTGTAAATCTTGCGTCTGTGTAACCATCAGTTTCAAAAGTAAAGCTACCAAAATCTGTCTCTGCACCAAGTGGTGTAAATCTTCCTGTAAAACTTAATACAACTCCAGGTAAGGTGTTTGCTTCTTCGTCTGGAATAATCTGATTGCATTGTACATAGTTATCACCAACGCCTATCTCAATAGGCCCTGACGTTGCGTAGGGTACTGCTGAACCTATGTCCTCTGAGTTCAATTAATGTTGTGCTGTCGTGTTGGTAAACAAAACCAGAACTATTACATGCTGTTGGAAAGTCTAATACGCCTTGGTCTAACCAACATCCTCTATCCATTGAACCAATACTCCATACGTTCTCTATGTAGTTCCAGATAACATATTTGTTTGGTGTTAACTGATCTGTGCCAACAGGGAAGAAAAACCACATCTCATTAAAGTTAGAGTTGTGACCACCACATGATGTTTTTCTATATGGACTATTTATATTGTCATAAACAAAATCATGTACTTCGCATTTTATTTCTTTAACTGTTCCATCAAATACAAAGAATGAGTTTTCACCCATCCAACATAAGAATGAATCAGCAGCTACAACTGTTCTTGGACTGATTGCTTTACAGTTAGTACCAGCGTCTTGTATGCCATAGATAAAAGGAGAACCTGTGTAATACAATCTAGCTACGCCAGTATCAGTAAAGATAATAACGTCTGTTTGCCATTTAACTGCACTTAATACTCTACCACCTGTAGGTATTTGTAAATCACCAGCAGTATTAGTTGATGCCGCAGTCCATGTTGTTAGTGTTTCTCTTGATGACCATTGTATCTTTCTTGGATCTCCACCTGCACCTAAAGCTACAACATGTCTTTCGTTAGTAACTAATACACCAGCACAGTTAGTTGGCGCACCTGAAACGGGTGCTGCTATTGTGCTAGGTGTGTTTGGATTCCATTGAAATATTCTTCCGTCTGATGGACAACAAAAAAGTAATATCTCGCCAAAGTTGTCAAAAGAAAAAGAGTTGGTGTTAAATAATAAACCAGATTGTGAACGTGCATCACCATATTCTTCAGCGTCATAGTGATATGCACCATATCCTAAAGGATCAAAAGATGCGTCTGTAACAAAACCTGATGGTGTGATGTCATACCAAGTATCGTTTATTAAGACATAGATTTTTTCTCTTGTTCCAACTACTAATACTTTTTTATCGCCATTGGTTATGTAGGAGAACATACCAGTAGGAGTACCAGTAAGAGCTGATGTGTTGAGTTTTGTCCATCCACCGATTGGTCTTAGGTATCCGTTTTCAAAACGTACTAAGTCACCGTCTGTCCATCTTCCTTTGTTGGCATAATCAGTACCGTTAGTGACAATGCCAGGTGGAGGAGTCACTTGTATTAATGGCATTTAATTCTCCAATGCTTCTAATCTAGTTGTTAGTTCTTGAACTGCTGCGACTAAAAGAGGAACAAGTTTGCTTTGGTCTATACTTTGCATTTCCTCTCCATCTTTTTCTCCAGTTATAGCCTCTGGTACTACGCTTGAAACCTCATGTGCAAAGAAGCCATCAACTGTTGTGTCTACGATCAGCTTTAAAATTAAATTTGTAAGGCTTTAATTGTTTTAATCTTTCTATACCATCAGATACAGCTACTTCATTTTCTTTTAACCTGTAGTCTGAAGATGTATTGTAAGAGGTAGCAGAACCATTTGTTGCAATAGTTCCAACTGCACCATTACCATTTCTAAAAGACATTTTAGTAGTATTGCTATTAGTTGGCCCATAAATAATTATTTGTGGATTTGTGTAAGAACCCATTATTTGTATTCTACCCTGCGTCTGATGAATCAGGTATCATAATGTCTTGGCCATTTGCAGAAAAAGATGAAGTACCATTAACAACAAAGTTCATAGTATTATCGGTATGAAGATAAGTAATGCCACCAGCGTTAGAGTTACCTGAGTCACCAAATCTTATTCCGCCACTATTAGATGCTCCCGATAAAACTGATATACCTGCGTCAGCACTACCTTCTATAACCAGTTCATCATAACTAGCCTGAACAGATGAAGCTCCGCTATCACCAGTCTTAAGATGTAAGCCTGTTCCTAAGTCTTTGCTAGATAGTCCAGATGTTGCAAAGTAATTACTTACTGTAACTGGTGGTGTGCCAAATCCTAGGGTTACAACATTATTGGTTACGTTTGTAGCAATTAAGGCTGTACCATTAGATGTGTTTGTAGTGTCGGGTAACACCAATGTTATGTTTGTATCGTTTAAATCTGCTGGTGCTTTTAGTCCAATTGAGTAACCACTTGCATCAACAAACTTTAATGCGTTTTGTAAGCCATTTCCATTTAAAAATACATCGGCACTTGCTGTTAATGTACCATTTACTTTTAAATTTTTACCAGTTCCCACATGTAGGCCAACACTTGTTCCTGCTCCATTTGCCGAGAAGACTGCATCTACTTGATCTAGGTCTGCATTAAGTTTGTCTCCCCAGGTATTAGTAGAACTTCCTACCTCTGGTTTTCTGAGTTGTAAGTTAGTTGTATAAGTATCAGCCATAATATTTTACTCGCCTATAGTTTTTGTTTCAGTCGTAGGTGTTATCTCTTCAGATATTTTTGAGTCTAAAGCAGACTTTAAGTTTGCTACTTCCTCTTCACCCATATTACCTTCAACCCAACCAGTAACTATTGTGTTAGTTAATTCGTCAAAAGGTTTAAAGTCTGTACCGACATCTTCTAATGATAATGATTGAGTGCCATAAACACTAGCGGTGTATGGTACTTCTTGACCATCTACTTCGTGTGTTTCACTACTTGTTGCGTTAAGTCTCCAATGGACGTTGTAAACTGTATCTGTGTGATCCTCGTATTCTGGGTACACGTCTACTGTTTTACAGTCCCATTCGTATGTATTTGCCATCTTGTTCTCCTATAAAGTTGTTATTATGAAAGCTAGGAGTTCATTATACCTTACTCCGAGCCTAGTTTGCTCTACCCCGTCATCATCTTCCCAGGTGCTAGATATAAACATACCATAATCACCTGCATCAAGGCCTTCTGCTGTAAACGCATCTTGTAAGTCTTGAGCTATGACACCGAAGTGTAATCTAGCATCATCGCCTTTTTCTTCTACTGCATCTTGCCATCTAAATCTTCTAATCAAACCTTTACATGCTGTAGCTACTCTTTGCTCTGCATCTGTTAAGGCTTGTATGTCTTGTTTTTCGTTTCTGTCTGAAGTTTGTATAGTACCGTTGGTAGCGTAGATATCATCGAATCTAGCACTTGATGTACCTAAATCTATAAGATTATCAGCATAAGAACCATCACCTCTACACGGTGCTATATAGTTACTAATTGTAACATTAGCAAAACTTAATCCAGCACCAACGGAACTTGTATTACCACTTGCAATATAAATTTCAACTCCGTTTGCAACACCTGTTGTACCGATGTTTCCTTGTATTGAACTATCCTTATTAAACCTTAGTAACTCTCCATCTGAAGTTTTACGATTAATTAAAAGAGGTGTACCGCCATCACGACTAAATTGACCTGAACCATTAGATAGTAGAGCTATACCACCTGCTACATTATTACCTACTGGTGAATTATCAGAAGTGGAAACTAAAAAATTTCCGCTACTATCAAACCTAGCAGACTCTTGCCAACCACTACTATAGTATCCAATAGCTAAAGTTGCAGAGCCTACTCTTGTTAAAGCAATATCTCTTGAGTTTTGACTGTTACCTAGAAAGTAAGAAGCACCAGCACCTACGTTACCAGTAGAGCCATAAGTTAAAGTGTTTCCGCCAACTGTTAATTTTTCACCGGGTGAACTTGTGCCTATGCCAACTGAGCCATCATGGGTAATAAGCATTCGTTGAGTAGAAGTGTTGTCACTAGAATAAGTATTAAAACCTAAACCCATTTTATGACCATAAACATCTGCTGCAATAGTGTTTATTGCGGTACGAACACTAGCAGATGAACCACCCGAACCATCAACAGAGTAAGTTTCAAAAGAACTTAAAGTTTGCCCAATGGTTGTATTAGAAGAAGGAAGGGTAATACGAATTGCAGTGCCATTATCACCTGATACTTCAAGTTTTGTACTTGGCGAAGTTGTGCCAATTCCAATTTTTCCATCAGTTCTAACAATCATATGGTTTGCATTACCACCTGCACCCAATTGTAAATTACCTGAAGTTTCTCTATTGTAGATAAAAGCTGTATCGCCTGATTTAGAAATTTGTAAAGCATCACTTGCTGTGCTTCCATTATCAGCATCAGTAACATAAATAATACCACCACCTGATACACCTGCTGCACCTTCTACATGAAGATTACCTTGTGGCGAACTTGTGCCGATTCCAACATTATTACCAGTAATTCTCATTATTTCTGTATTACTAGCATCCTCTTGGAATGTATGTGTAGCTGCTCTATATATGTTTGTGTAACTACCTGAACCAAAATACAAAATGCCATTTGAGAAAATATGGTCTGGTTGTACAGTTAATTTTCTACCATCGCCTGATGTTAAAAATTCTGCTACAGTTCCATTAGAGGAAGTGTTTTCAAATAATGCAGCAACATTTGTATCACCAGTAGACACGTGTAGCTTTTTACTTGGTGCTCCTGTTCCTATGCCTACCCTATTGTTATTTGTAACAGCAAAGGCTTCGCCAAGATAAGTATCTATAGTTACTCTAGGTGCACCACCTGAATCTGTTTTAAATCTGTGTTGAAACCCATATGTGTTCCAGTTAGTAGTTGCACCTGTATAACCTGATGTACTTGCAATAAGATATGGTGCATCTTGATTACTTGAATAGCTGACTACTTCTCCTCTAAACTCATCCCTAGCTAGTACATCGCCTTGAACAGTTAGTTTAGCATCGGGTGTAGTGTCTCCTATGCCCAATCTCTCAGCACTAGCATCCCAAAATAAAGCTTGAGTTGAGCCTGTATCATCATAGAAGGATATGTCTCCGTTCTCTGATGCTTTAAATATATCTTTAGAAGCATTGCCATGACTTATAAAAAATGCTCTATCTGTTTGGTTGTTGTCGTTGTCAATATCAATACGAAGGCTAGAATTTGATTTTATCCAACCACTATTAAAAAATACATCAGCACCATCAACAGTCAAACCATCACTTGTAACTGTTCCTGTTATGTCAATTCCTGTATCATTAATTTCTAATTTTTTTCCAGCATTACTATTAGGTGTAAACTCTAAACTGTTAGCAGATTGATTGTGCTTTATAATACTTGTAGATTGACCATCACCTGACTCCATGTGTAATTCAGTACCACCAGCACCTTTTAAATGTAATGATGCTGCTGAAGCTGGGCTTGTAGTCCCTATACCAAGCGATTCAGCACTTGCATCCCAAAAGAAACCTTGAGTTGAGCCTGTGTTGTCATAGAAGGATATGTCTCCATTAGATGCTATTTTTTGACGTATGGTTGTGCCACCTGTGTCAAATCTTAAAATACCTGCTGTATCACTTGCTCTTATATAATTAGCACCAGCTCTTGAAAAAGTTTGAATATAACCATTATCTTGTATTTCCCAAGTTCCTGAAGTTCCTCCACTTGTCAATCCATCAGCAGTTGCTCTTCCTGTTATGTCTATTCCCAAACTGGTTGTTTGCAAAATAGTAGAATTATCGTGATAAATTCTTACTGAACCATTTTCAATACCTCTGAAAAAATTATCGCCATTAGTAGCTTCAAGTAGTAATTCTGAGCCTTGTATTCTTAAATGACCTGATCCACTTTCTTTAATGTAACTAGCACCATCAGAATCACTATGGTAAATCTGTAAGTCTGAACCTGTACCAAACTTAGCCTTCGCATTATCTACAAAGTTTAGAGTATCTGCACTTGCATCCCATTTTAAGTTTTGTGATGTTCCACTGTCATCGTAGAAAGCTATATCACCATTTCCACCATTAATCTGTAGTGCATTAGTGCCATTTCTTTTAAAAGTATGATAGCCATTTTGTGCATCATAAATGATGCCTGTGTTAGAGCTTGATAACTCTAAATTTAATCCATTGTTATCTAAACTACCTACACCATCAACAATCAAACCATCCAAGGTAACAGCACCCATAGATACTGCTGTACCACCTGAACCAAAGATTGCATCAAGAGAGTCTAAGTCAGCGTTAAGCGAAATACCCCAGGTATCTTCTGCTGCACCTGGTTCTGGTTTTGTTAAGTTTAGATTAGTTGTATATGTATCTGCCATTTAAGCTGCCTCTTGTTTGTCTAATTCAGTCCAATTTGTTGATGGGTTACTTTGATCTGTCCATGTTGCACTTGCAACTATCTGATCTGTCCATGTATCGCCTGGAACAATTATATCTTCCCATTTTAGACCACCAACAGCGACAAGGCTACTGGTTTGGTTGATCGTTGATGCGGCTGCAAATGTTGCTCTACCTGTTGCATCAAAGCCTGATGTTTGTGCAATAGTTGAGAAACCAGCTACGGTTATAAATGCCTGTGAGTCAAAGTCTGATACTGCTGCAATGGTTGCATTAGCACCATGCGTTTTTCTGCCTACTGCATTGACATCTGATACAGCTACAATGTTTGCAACTGCTCTATCAATCTGTGTGCCAGTTGCAGTAAAGCCTGAAACAGCCTGTATGACTGCTGTAGGTACATCTATTTGTGTTCCAGTAGCGGTAGCTCCTGAAACGACTTGAATGGTTGCTTCGGCTTGAAACGCAAGATCGTTATACTTTGATCTTGAGTAGTAGCCTTTGTTATAGCCTATACTGGCCATGATCTTAAGCCAGTGTTACGTCTAAATCACCAGTGTTGAATCTAAACACATCTCCTGTACTTACAACTTTTGATGTAGTTAAGTTTGCGTATGCTAACAAGTTTCCTGATGATAGTGCATCAAAGATACCAACTGCAACTACTGTTCCGTAGTTTGCTGTAGCTGTTGGATATTCAACTGCACCTGTGTTACTTGCTGTTGTTGGGTTAGTTCCAGACACAGTAAATGCCGATGCTTTTCTTACATATGCTCCGCCAGATACTTCAGTTCCACCGCCTGTATCAGTTGGTGCTACTGTATATAAAGCAACATATAATGTTGACGGTGCTGAATAAGCATTGCCACCAAAGACATGCTCTAAGACCTTGTCTTCTAAATAATCACTAAATCCTGCCATCGTATTCTCCTTTAATTACCGTAGTAGTAATTTCTTTTTTGTTTTGTTCCGTAAGTCTTTCTTCTCATCATTAGAGAACCTTTACCAAATGCAGCTTTCTCTTGAGCAAGTCTCATTTCTTCTAATGCTTTCTCAAACTGTTGTGTGAACATTGCTATTCCTGTCGTCTTCCATCAAGTAGATAGAAGCGTGTTTCAATGCACCATATAAGTAAACATCTGGGTTTGATACTGATACAAAGTTAGTTGTATTGGTATCACTCAGTGCATTTATTTTACCATAATAAGTTAGCTGTAGGGTGTAAGGAACGTCAGGAGTTGGTGCTAATTCTATAGTACCATCAACCATTGCATAATATACTGGTTGACCTGTTAAGTTGTTATTTGATTTTCTATAAACATCTAAAGATTCTATAGACTGTTGAAATAACGGACTAAAATCATTTGATGTTATTTCTACATTGATGGCTTCTAACCAATCATCTGGTACTGCTAAGTATTGAGCATCTGCTGTTGCAGTAGCTCTTACAATCATGTCTTTTGTTCTTAACTTTCTGTTAAGTTCAGCCTCTACATTATCAATAAATGTATCTATGGTAGATGTTAAATCTGATCTGTTTAGATAACCAGCTATGGCTGTTTTTAATTCTGCATATGTCATACTTTACCTTGCCAAGTTCTAAAGACGTTATTGTCTGGATTGTTTAGCCATTGTTTCCACTTTGCGGAATCCTGTGACCAACCTTCTCGTAATGCTTTTTGCCAAATTACCATGGGTACTTCAGCTATGTGTCGCATATCTTTTCCAGGCTTAGGTGTATTGTCTCTTAGTTTCTTAACGTGGTCAATGACAGGAGCAACATCTTGAGTTGTGTGATAGACAAACTTGTCATCCTCTGTAATGAACTCTGATTTGTAACCAGTTTTGTGGTCGGTGATTGTACGTTTTTGTGACATATTTAATAAAGGGTGGGAAGGCCGAAGCCTTCCCTAAGTTTAACTAACTTATGAAGTTGTTAAGTCTGCGACTATACCGTGAGCAGCTTGGTTGCTCATTTCTAATCCATACTCACATAAAATCATTTTAGTTACTGCATCACCTACTGTAGCGATATCAACTGTTTTAAAGTCTCTTAAGAAAGAAACTTTAGCGAAGTCTGGATCAACTAATAAAAGTGATCTTTCTCTACTGAAGTTAGACGGTACTATTTTCAACTCACCAAAGTCTGATGCGTAAATAGAAACAGAAGCCTCTACTGTGTTTGCATCAATCATTTGTCTTGCTGAAGCTCTACCTGTGAAACCAGATATTTTTTGCTTGTTAACTGGGCCACAGATTGCCATTGAAGGCTCTCCGCCATTAGCAAAACAGTCTTGTAATACAGACTTTAATAATGTTTCTGTTAAAGCTCTTTGTGTTCCATCAGTTGGAGCAGCACCGTTACCAGCTCCTGAACCACCAGTTCCTCTTGATACGTTTGATGTAATCCAAGATTCGAAACCACCAGTTACTCTTGCTGTTGTAGCATTACCAGTTGTTTTAGCGCCTTTTTGACAAAGTGCTGTTTCCATATCTCTTTTTAGAGCTTTAGACATGATTGCTAGTTGGTGAGCCATTTCTGACTTTCTTCCAGCTGAATCAGTTGCTTGCTGTGAACCAGTCACAGTTGCGTCTCTTGATGAGATTTGAGCCACATTACTAACTCTTGTAGTTGGTGCAGTTTGTGATCTTGCTAATTCAAAACCCTCTAATTGACCAGCTCCAGTTGCTGTTGGTAATGTTTCTGTTTGCCAATCAAAAACTACGTTGCTGATTGAATTTTTTCCGATTGAAGACATAAAAGGAGTAGTTTGCGGAGAGATGTTGTAAATAACATTACTTAACTGCTCTCTGTTACCCTTAGCCTCGTATGTATCAAATGCGTTTGTTACTTGTGCCATGATATTTTCCTATGTTTAAAAGTTTATATAATTTGTTCAAATAATTTAGCCGCATCCTGGACTTTGCCAGTTTTAGCTAACCTTTGATGCGCTCTTTTCGCTGGTGTTGAACTTTTAGGTACATTTGAAGTGCCAGGTCGGGCGGTTCGAGCTGCCGCTTTCTTTTCAGTTGGCTTTACTTTAGTAGCTTGTTGTGTCTTATGTTGTAACCATGCGTTTCTTAAACCAAGTAAAATTCGGTAGTCGTAAACGCTGTCCATCTCTTGAGATGAATAGCCTAAAACATTAACACCATAATCCCGAATAGCATTTTTTTCTTTAACTGCTATTTCGTTGTCTTGCCATTCTGGAATTTGTGTTAGCAATTGTTCATTACCGTACTTGACGAACTTTTCAAGTTCTTCATGTTGCTTAGCAGCTTGTTCCTGTTGGAGTCTAGTTGCTTCAGCTTCTGCGGCTTGTAACCTTTGCTTCTTCTCATTCCATAAGTCTTTTTCACGGACATAGGCAATAGGATCAGTATCATAAAGTGCGTTCCAATCTGGCTCGTTTCCTAACTCGCCTTTCAAAGTCGCTTCCAGTTTTGGTAACAACTGCGAATAAATTGCATCTTTTTGAGAAACCTCTTTTTGTTGAGCTTCAATAGCTTTACGCTGTTCAGCTAACTCTTGAGTTTTTCTCGTATAATCTCTTTGGCGACTGTATCCACTTTGGAGTTCTTCAAGCGTGACCTGGGTATCTTCACCATCTACTTTAATAGTATATAGCTGTGGTTGCTCGGACTCCTCTACTTCAACTTGATCTTCTTGAGGTTCGTCTTCATCTTCTTCAAAGTCGTCTTCTAGGTCTTCGTCTTCTTCAATGATTTCATCATCTTCAATGACTTCGTCTTCGTTGACTAATTCTTCTGATGGTTGTTCTAGTTCGTTTTCTGGTTGTTCCGATGGAGTCAAAAAACTTTCGAAAGATTGTTCTGTCTGTTCTAAATTTGTTTGTAAACCAATCGGCTTTGCGTTGTTGGTCATATTCATTCCTTAAAAATGTAAAGTAGTATTTTAACAATACTAAATTAAATTTTACACAACTTTATGCAATCTTCCTAGTTGTGACTTTGTGATCTTACCCTTCTCTACTATTATTCTTAAATGTTTTTCTATTTCGGGTAAAAGTTTGATTGCTTTGTGTAAATTTTCTCTTTTATTTATATCACTGTCTTTAGACAATAACCATAAATTTATGTAGTCATCTTTAAGATTGTTTACAGCGTGTTTGAATGTTTCTGAGTTTAGAATTAACTCTGCTTCGTTTGAACTTAAGATATCTTCTTGTGAGGGCATATTAACCTATGTTGTCTATTAGTCTTTGTAGTCCAGAATAATCAAAACCTTTATAGCCACTTTTACCAACTTCTTGTTGTGTGTAGCCTTGAGGCATTTGTGATGAATAGCTTTGACCTTGGCTAATCATATTGTCTACGTTAGAACCATCTGCGATTGATCTAGCATAATTTAAACCAGATGAATAAGTGTTGTCTTGTGTTGGGAATAATTCGCTAAGTGTTCTTATTCCAATATCTGTTCCAAAGTAATCACCAAAATCAAAATCACTTATTGGTCTTCTATCTCTATCGTCATACTTAGACATTTCAATAGGCTCTGGTGTTCTGTTTTCAAATAAACCTTTTGGTATGTTTTCAAAGTTCATTCCTACTGGCCCAATAGTTTGTCCAGGATTAAAGTCTTCTTCTATAAAGTCGTTAGCAATACTAAAACCAGGCTGTCTATTGCTGGACATTTGGTTTGTTACTGCTGGTAGTGTTGGTACGTTTTGTATTTGTGGTGCATCTACAGCAGGAGTGATTGCATAAGATGGTATGTAGTTTAGATTGTTATTTAAGTGATCGTATCCTGGCATAATTAATTCCTAGTTAGCTATTAGTTTATCAATTTTTTCGTCTAATTTGTCTAGTCTGTCAAAAATTCTTTGCATGTCTAAATGCAAGTCTTGTTTGGTAGCGTAGCGTGTAGGTATTTCTTCTCTTGTTTTATTAACCAATATTTCAACCCTTTTGACATCAGCAGCGTTAGTACGGATGCTGTATATAATAGGAACATAAACGAGAGTGATAATCGCGTTCCAAAATAAAATAGGGTTGTCCATCAATAACTCCAAATATGCGGCCTTGGTCTGTTTTCTTTTTCTTCCGAGATGTCTAAGTGTATAAAACGAGCATCTCCTTTTTGATTCACACCAACGCCAGTAAATCCATAATCTTTAGCTTTTGATACTATGTTGAGTGCTTTGCTTCCTCTTACATATACATCAGCAGCCAATCCTTCTGCATGAGTACCTGGTGTTTTCTTTCTCGCTTCTATTGGATGTTCTTCGCATCTGTAACCAGATGTAATAATAAAAGGAAAACCCAGCTCAGTTCTAAGTGATTGTAACTTATTTATTAGTTCGTGTGAAATACCATTTTTACCACAATGTTTGCAAGCAAACTCTTCTTCTTTGAAGTTTTCCCAAGTCATTATTTTCCTACTCCTTTTACCCTTTCGTAAGATCGCATTCCGCCAAGACCAAGCATACCCATAAGGACAGGTAGCATCGTTGATGTATCTGCTTGAGGTACAACAATACCAAAAGGCGCGGCGAGAGGACTGATTAAAAAGTTGACTGCAAATCCTGCAACACATATCCATGCTGTAGCTGGTCGCCAAGATGATTGAAACCAATTACCTTTGGCTTCTTCTTTGTTAACTTCTATTTGTGCTTTAGCAATTTCATGGATGTGCTTTTGCGACATGGTTGCGATTTCATGTGCAATCTTTTGTTTTGTATCCGCGTCTGGAATAAACTTATCTAGTAGTTCGCTTACGGGTTTTATTAGTTTGTCTATCATATGTATATTTTTTGTGCAGGTTGTTTGCGTGTCGTTGGAATGACCACTCTAAAAACTTATCAAACCAACCAAACAATTACTTCTTCTTTTTCTTTTTAGGGAAACCAGCTTTCATGTTGGCGTAGGCTTTTTTAGAAATTGTAGATTTCTTTTTTGGTCTGCTTGTTTTAGCTTTTTTTCTTTTATTTATATTTTCATATAGTGACATAGTATCTCCTTACCATTTTACTTTGTTAGCCCAGTAAGCTGCGGACAACTTACCCTTTGCGATATTCTTGGCGTGTCTTGCCTTGAATGATTTTCTTCTTGCTTTGCCTTTTTCAGTCATTGGTTTTTTACCAGCACCGCTTACGCCTTGTTGACCAAAGCGAATTAATTTTATGGTGCTACCGACTTTTGCCAAGACAGCGTGTGACTTTGTTTTGTGGTTAGGGGTACGTTTAGGTTTATTGTAACCAGCGAACTTTTCGCCTCTATAGGTTATTGCCATTATTTCTTTTTCCTTGGTCGTCCTCTTTTTTTGATAATTGGTTTAGGCTTCATCAAGCTGTCTAACCATTGCCAAGTTTTAATTAAATATTTTTTCATTAGTGTATCAATGTCTCCGTACAAGATATTAGCTCTGAGTCTGGTGGTATTTGTAGAAACACTCTTGCGACTCTTTTGGCTTCTTCTAAGTTCTTAGCTTTTATGTCCGAACCAACATAAATAAAATCTCCATCAAGAAATTCTAAATCGTATATCTTATCCGATTGGTTGGTTGTTTCCATTTGTAAACATTCCTTGAGATTGATTCTTTGCTACTTGTCTAATAGCTTCTCTATCTCTTTCCATGATAGCGTTGATCTCTGCTACATTTACTTGCGTACCGTACTTAGCTTCAAGTTCAGCTATTTTTACTTTTAGATCAGCTTCATGTTCATCACGGTTTCTGTCGTCATCCATGATAATTTTCATTCTGTCTGTCTCTGCATCAATGATAGCTTTTTGTGCTAAGTTTTGTGCCTTCATTGCTTCTGCTTGAGCTAACATTTCTTCAGGAGAAGGTTTCTGATCTTGCGGTTGCTGTGGTGGCATTGGTGGAACTTGCGTGTTTATAAATGTATTAGCATCTTTGAAACCAGCCATTTCAATCATTTTGGTCAATGTGTTAGCGTACTGTTGTAGATTGAGTAAAGGATTGTCAGGGCCTAGTGTTTGTAAGATTTGTTCTTGTTTTTGTGATAGGGCTGTTAAGACTTGGAACTTCTCTTCATCAGATGATTTAGATATACCAACATTAATGACTAAGTCTTTGTCAGCATCCCAGTATCTAGGATCAATAGGTATAAACTCATTGTTAAGTCTCATCATATCTTGACCTTCTTGGTGCTTGATAACAAGTGAGTTAACCAGTTTAAATAAATCTTTCATTCCGTCTGCGAAGTGTCTGCAAATAAGTTCTACTCTGCCTTGCGCTCCAGACATGGTTGCTGATACTGCTTGGGCGGTAGAAGACTGAAGTGCATCTGCGTTTAGTCCAGCGGAGGCTTTAGAAACGCCTGTGCGGTTCTCCTTTGGCTTCGTCAAGATAAGACAATACTGGGAAGGCTTCTTTACCAACGAAAGGCACAGCGAAAGGCTGTACCATTCCTGGCGCTCTCATTCTAATAGGTTGTCCTATGTCGGTGTTAAGGACATCGTCGATGTTTACTTGTCCTTCAACAATTCCCATTCTCGGGAAGATGGCGTGGCCTAGACTATCAAGGGTGTCTCTCATTATCTGAGATTTAGCCGCTTGAATAGGCATTAGGTAGTCCGCAGGACATGAACCAATGGAGGTGTGAGGTTCAGGATCGGGACAGAAGAGTGTAATAGGTAGATCGTCCCAAGGTGTTGCGTTAACAATGTTCATCCCATTGCCTACAGTGCATACCCTAATCCTTTCATCTATACCATCGCCATCTAAATCATAAAAAACATAATGCTCTACATAGAGAACATTATTTTGGTCAGTTCTATCTACGCCAGAAAAATCAGCGTAAGGATTTCTTGCTTGTTCTTCGTCATAACTTTCTGCATCTATAGAGTCACCAGAACCAGCGTATTGTTCCATGTCTTCTTTGTTGTAACCCATAGCAACTAAGTCGCTTACAGTTTTTACCATGCGGTGTGCAACGTAAGGTGATGATTCTAAGTCTCTAGCATTTCTTGATATTAAAACTTCTTCAGGGTGGTACTGCTTCTATAACCACTTGGTCTTTAGGTTTAATTCTTCTAATTTTTATGTCGTAACTGGCTGGTGTTTCTTGAGTCATCTCTTCGCCAGTCTCAGGGTTTTGCAATGTCATGCTTTGCATTTCTACAGACTCTTTGATTACCTCTACGTTAGGATCAAGTATGAGTGCTTGGTAGGCTTCTGGAGAAATATTTGTGTATTCGTGTGTTGATGCAGTAATGCTGTCATCCCAGTAGGCTTTGACAAAACCAGTTTTTCTAATCAGTGCGTCTTTGAAAGCATCGTATAAAACTTTGAAGCCAGGATTCTTTTGCTGGATGACATAGTTAATGTAATCGGTTTGCTGTGTAGCAAGTTGTATGTCTTCAGGGCCTTTAGGTATGAACTCAACTATCTTGCTAGTACCAAAAAAGGTACGCATGATAGAGGGAAGCATAAACAGTACGCTGTCTCTAACGTCTGTTGATATAAACTCTGATTGAAGAGAAGATGTTGATCCAGGCTGACTGCCTAGATAGTAGTCTGTTGCATCTGCTCGTTGTTCACCAATTTGGTCAATGAAGTCTTTAGCGTCATCCATTTCGGATTTGAGTACGCCTTGTAATTTTTGTTCGTCATAAGACTCTTGTTGTTCTTCTGTTGCTTCAACTATGTCTTTATCATATTCCATAAATTTTTATCCCACTCGTATTATTCTTGATGTCAATGGTTTCTTGAAATTATACCCTAAAAAGTTCTCTCCTCCACTAAAACTTGCAGCCGAGGATGCCATGGTCAATGCAAGAGCATCTGCTTTGTCGGGTGACTTGATTCCTCTTTTTTTCATTTCATCCTTGGACTCTATTTTTATTTTTCCTGTTGATGTATATTTGTAAGAAGGCGCTGCCAATTCTGATACAAGCTCATCATCATTAGGAAGTCGGCAATTACGCAGCGCCAACCAATCCTTAATAGCAAACCATAACTCAGCTCGTAGGTTGAGATAGTTTTTCTTTGATGATGGTGACTCGGCTACGTTGATACCTCTTACTGGTAAATTTTGTTCCGCTAGTCTATCTACAACTCCTGCACCAAGACCAATAACATCAATAAGTATTTCTTCTGGTCTTTCTATAACTGTGCAATCATCAAACTTATTTTTAACTGCACCGCATAATTGCATTAAATCCATCGATTTGTAAGTGTTAATTTCAAAAACTGTATTTCCTTGGCGGACGCAAAGTGCTGAGTTGTCTCCACCGAAACGTGCTACGTCTAGTCCCCAAATGATTGGTGATTTAGCTGTTAGTGCTACATCTCTGTTTACTGCGTTTCTAGCAAGTTCCATTGGTATGACTGAGTCGTCATCGGAGTTTGGAAACTCTCCGAGTACCTCTACTCTTGCAACGGTAGAATCTTCACCGTACTGCTCTAGCATGGTTTCAAAAAGTTTTTGGTCAGTACCCTCTACAGTTCGTGAGTCTATTTGTTTTAGATTCCAGAACTTACGTTTAGATGTAAAGCTATCGTAGAAAGGGCCTGAGTTTCTTCTAGGGTTGGAGAAGGTAAACCAGTAACGATTTTCGGTTGGCTCGGAGAAGAAACCTTCGGATACTGAGTAGATAGGAGCTGGGATACCTGATGCTTCATCCATAATCAAACATACGCCGTATGATGAATGGATACCTGCAAACGCGTCTGGGTTTTCCTCGCTCCATAATTGTGCTTGGGCGTAGTAGTAACCCGTGTCTATTTTTAGATCTCTTTTGAGTGCTTCTTCAAACCAACCTTCTGGTTTAATCGTGGTGGCTGTCTTAGAGTACCAGTGATTGTTTATTGCTAGGGTTAGCCACTTACCTAGCTCCGCCCATGTTCTTGATCTGAGCTGTTGTTCGGTGTTAGCAGTTACGATTATGGTTGAGCCTAGTCGTGTGGATAGCATCCATAGGATTAGCCAGGAGACAAGTGCAGACTTTCCGATACCACGTCCAGATGCTACAGCTAATCTAAACATTTCAGGGATCAACACGTCCTTGGTTACGTTGGATGTGGACTGTCATTTTTTTTAAAATTTCTTCTTGCCACTTCCTTGGGCCTTCAAAGTCTTCAAGGGGGGTGTCCTTCTGTCCCCAGGGAAAGATAAACTTTACAAAGTTGTATGGATCATCTTTTATGTAGGGCGACCATATCTCGGTCATCAATTCCTTTTCTTGTTCTGCTCCGTATTTCATATATGTACCAGTATTAAAAATATTGCAAAGTTGCCTACAGCACCAATGCTAAGTATTGCTAAGATTTCTCGTATTGCCTCTTTCATATTTTGCTCCAAAAAAAATTCAAAAAAATTAAAAAAAATTATCGCAACAGTTACACGTAATATACCCCGTGCGAAAAAATCAAGGGGGGGTATAAGCATCGTATTTGTAGGAGCATCTTACAAATATTCTACCTATTGGCGAACCCTTGAACGTTGCCACCATGAGGAGGAGTAACAACCGCCATTTATTTATTCTTTTTCTTATTAGTCTGATTAATTACCAGACTGCTCTTCTCTTTAGATGTTGTAGCTAAAGGATTTATTTCTGTTAGTTTGTTTTCATTTGCCGTATATTTGCCAAGTCTTTCTTTTGCACCGCTTAGAACATCATTAAGGTTGATAGTCGCATGGACATTTTCGACTCGGTCTTTCCATGTCTTCGCATC